AACAGCCGCAACATCCACCGACGACGCAAGTTGTTCAACGGCCATAGCTGCTCCAATCCGAAAGATGTGGGAGGTGAAGGGGCGGCGACCCGAAAGCCGCCGCCCCCAAACCGCTTACGCTGCGGGCAGGTACGTCTGAACGGACGTGGCGCGAAGAACCTTCGTGCCGTAAACGTTCAGGATGCGCACGTAGTCCGCAAACGCGAGCTCCATGCGGCCAGCCTCAACCTTGTCGATCTGACCGACGTACGCCACAGAGGGGCCGTGGAAGCCGATCGCCGCGGGACGGTTCGACGTGTGGGTGAGCAGCGGGTGCTCAACAACAGTGAACCCGAGCAGCTTGCCGATGACACCGTTGCGGAGTTCGCCGTCGCCAGCAATCTCAGCGGTGGTGAGCTTCGACGCCTCAGACAGCAGCAGCGCCGCGAACTCCGGGGAGACCGCGAGGATGCGGTCGGAGTTCGGAACCTTCGCCTTGACCATCGCAGTGCGGATCGCGACGACAGCCGCATACGCAAGCGCTGCGGTCGTGATCGCACCAGTACCGGCCGACGTGCCGTTGGCCTTGAGGTCAGCGATCAGGTTCGTCACTGTCGAGTACACGCATGGCGGGGAAGCCCCCGATGTTGTGCGGCTCGCGATAGCGGACGCAGCACGTCAAGTCCTCTCGGTCGACTCGAACGCGATCGCCGGGGTAACCCAGCGCGGCGAGTCCACCGGCCCGTTCAGCGAACAGACCACCTATGCCTCTTGGGCGGTCGGGGGTTCATCGCGACTGTCTCCCGATGACCTGGCGCTTGCCCGTTCGTACCGGGTGAAGGTTCCGACCGTGTGGGTGCAGTCCCCGTGAGGACCACTACTGAGACGGTCGATCACTACGTTTTCGAGGCCGGCGACGATGACGCGCACGGCAACCCCACCGAGTCGTTCGCCGAGCCGGTGCCTGTAGACATTTGGCGGTTCGATCCGGGCGGAACTTCCGAACCGCGCTTGCCCGGTCAGGCGCGAGTCATCACGGAACCGACCATCTTCCTCCCCGTTGTCGAGATTGGTCCGCAGGATCAGATCGATGTGCGCGGCAAGCGCTACGAGGTTGTGGGCGACCCGGCCGAGTGGCGCAATGGGGACTTCACCGGCCTGGTCGTTGAGCTGCGACGGGTGGAGGGCTGATGGAGACCATTCTGTTTCCTGACGTTGAGGCCCTGCTTGTGTCCGGGTTCAACGCTTACGCCGAAACTGTGGCGGAGATCGATACGGTTCGGGCTTCCACGAAGAAGCCGACCACTCTTCCGGCCGAGTTCGTTGTGTTCAAACGTGTCGGTGGGGTCACTTCCAACCTGGTTGTCGACTCTCCGCTAATCGCCTACGAGGCGTATGCGGCAACCGAGCCTCGAGCGTCCCGTATCGCACAGTTCGTGCGTGCGTGGATTCGTTCGGTGGACACGATCGACGGGGTTCAGTTCTACGGCCCCGTCAGCCCTTCCGGCCCCGTCAACCTGCCCGATCCCGGCACGAACAAGCCCCGCTATACGGGTGTTGTGACGGTCGGTATCCGCGGGGTTGCGGCGTAGTGGCTAAGAAGATGCGGGTTGAGCTCAACTCGGCTGGCGTCCGGGCGCTGCTGAAAGATCCCGCGGTTGCCGCTGACATTGCCGAACGTGCTGCACGTATCCAAGAAATGCTATTGGAAGGCATTGAAGCTAAGATGGCAGCAATGACCGACCCAATGGAACGCGAGGCCATGTTGCGGGCTGATATGAATAAGATCATTTCCGATGCGATGGACCGGGCGCTTGGGAAGCCGGTGCAACAGGTCGATCAAACGTCAAGCGATGGGACAATGACCCCCGCAGTTATCCGAATTGTGCCTGTAGCGCCCGGACAAGATGGAAGTTGACGTTAAGCTGCCATCCGTCCTAGTGCCAGTCTTCACGCCGCCGTTAGGCCACGTTGCTTATCGGGGCGCTTATGGTGGCCGGGGTAGTGGTAAGACACGATCTTTCGCAAAGATGGTGGCCGTGCAGGCTATGCTGTTTGACAGCATGGGTTTGCGCGGGGTTATCCTGTGTGGACGTGAATTTATGGCGTCCTTGTCCGATAGTTCTATGGAAGAAATTAAATCGGCTATCCAAGAAGAACCTTGGCTTGCTGCGCATTTCGACATCGGCAAGGAATACATCCGCACCAAGTCTGGCCGGGTTAAGTTCTTGTTTGTTGGCTTGCGTCACAACCTAGACAGCCTCAAATCCAAAGCCAAAGTCCTGCTGACATGGATTGACGAGGCGGAAAACGTTGCAGAAGCGGCATGGCGTAAACTCATTGCAACCGTCATGCGTGAGCCGCAGTCAGAAATATGGCTAACGTGGAACCCGGAAAGCGAAGAAAGCGCCACACATCGCCGTTTCCGTGAGGCTTATGATCCATCCCGTATGATCATTATGGAATGTAACTGGTCTGACAATCCATGGTTCCCGGCTGGACTAGAGGCCGAACGCCAAGCGGATATGCAATTCCGCCCTGATACATATGACCACATTTGGGAAGGGTCATTTCTAACCTTGACTGATGCCCAAATCATGGGCGGTAAGTTTGAGATCAAGGAATTTGAAGCCGATCCGAACAAGTGGAATGGGCCATATCAAGGTGGAGACTTTGGTTATTCTCAAGATCCGACTGCGGCTATCCGCGCTTGGGTGCATGATGATTGCCTATGGATTGATTATGAGGCTGGCGGGCAACGCATCGAATTGGACAGCATCGCCCATCGCGTGACCGATGCAATCCCTGACTTTGCCAAGCATGTATCGCGATGGGATAGCGCACAACCGGGTATGATCAGCCATATACGCGGTAAAGGCCTAACTCGCGTTCAAGGCAGCGTCAAGGGCGCTGGTAGTGTTGAGGATGGTATCGCGTTCATTCGGTCATTCAGGCGGGTTTACATTCACCCGCGTTGCGTCCAGACGGCAAGAGAGTTCCGCCTCTATAGCTGGAAAGTGGACAAGTTGTCAGGTGACATCTTGCCCATTCCTGTTGACGCAAACAATCACTGGATTGACGCCTTGCGCTACGCCTTAGAACCGATTATGCGCAAACTAGGCATTAACTACGGCGCTATGATTTAGGCCCGCCTTTCATATCATCTGGAAGGTCGGATACGCGGACCATAAGGATATTGTTGTCAGTTAGGTAAGTTGATCCAACACAATGATCTATAATCCATTCTTTGTATCCTCTTTGCGAAACAGCCCAAACTTCCTCATCATCCTTAAACCTACCGGGCTTATGCGTATACACCCGCGCCACAACGTCTTGCGATCCATCATAACGCACAACCTTCCAATCGCGGGTTAGGTAGCGTTTGCCGTGACACAACAAGATAAAGCCAAGATCTTTGACTTCTGTTTTCTGTCGCGGTTCAATCTCGTCCGCCAGCCGGATCAATGCCAGCGCGATTGCGCGGGCTGTGTCGGGCAACAGTCCGCTATAGGTCACGTCTTCATCAGTTTCAATCGCGATAACAACTTCATTATCACCCATTGTGACACCTACGATGTCACCATCCGTATCCTTAAAATCCATCTTCTCAACCTCCAATTATCCAGAACCCTGCATACCATATGCAAAGCATTCCTGCAAGCCCTAATCCGTCGCGGATCATCCCACACTCTCCACTTCCTTAGGCAAGTTCTCAAGGATACCCTCAAGAATTGTTAGGCCCTTTGGCTTGCGGATGCGGTAACGGATGATCTTGCTATATTCGGGGTGATTAGACCAATCCCACGATTTGCCGCCATGAATTCCAGAGATGCCAAAATCATCTTTCAGAAGTCCGTAGCTAAATTCATGGATAGCATGCACATACTCCCCCCCACACGGGCACACACGCCCATCATGTTCAATCCATGGCCCCCACTCGCTCACTTCAAGCACTCCTCTGCCGCGTCACACAAGATCAGCGCTGCAACATCTTTGCCATATGCTTCAATCATACCGTGAGCCAGCACTTTAGCCCATGTTTTTGGCTCAATAAGAGGAATGCGGGTTTCGGTTTGCACCGTGTCAACGCCAACATGGTCCATAACTTTTGTGCTGTTCACTTCTGCGCCCGGCCATTGCCAGTTTTCAGGGATTTTGATCTGTGTCATAGTGTCACTATTTCCTGTTTGAGATTGAGAATATCCATTCGGCCAATCAGTTTGGCGGTTGACTTCCTGAATACGGCCTGTGTCGCACCAACGTGGTAATCGTTGGTTTCATAGACGCTCAAAACAAGCCCAGCCGCTGCAATGTTTTCGCGCCATTCTTTTTTGTAAATCCAAGACGCAAGCTGTTCGATTGAACCATACCCGAAGATGTATTCACCTTGATCACAGCGCCGCCAAAACTCACAAAGTTCAGCATCTTCATGCGGCACTGGGTGACGGTCTATTTCTTGCATATCCCAAGACGAGGCTATTGCAGTTTTATACAGCCCTACCCCGTCTGACGTCTCTACGCGATACACCGTGCTCATATCACCGCGTCCCGCTGCTATATGATGTTGATGATGATCCGTTGGTGAGGACGCCAGACATTACTTCCGAAAAATCAACAGGCGGTGGCAATTTTTCAATAGGAGGCGCAAGAGCTAGTGACGATGTAATATTCACCCCATTTGATAGAAAGGCATCTTATAACCGTACTGGAACCTTAAGTGCCGAATCAAATCAAAGAGGATGGGATGTAGTAGATAGAAATAAGAAAGGACTAACAATTGGTGGTCAGCATATTCGATACTACTACGATACTAAGAAAAACTCCCACAAGAAAATAAAGTTTGAAAGTACTGGAGAATTGGAGAATGCCACAGCGTTTAAGGCTCCTGTATTAACCGGAACTTCTATTTCAAAACTTAAACAGGAAATGAATAGCAAAACATACGGAGGTATGAATGCTAATGAATATTTTGCTCGTAAGTTTGGGCCAAGGTTTGACGGTATAGATGGCGATGCTGAGATTGAAGATGTTATTTTAGGTGATGACGAGATTAAATTCTTCCAAGCAATTGGAATGGGCAAACATATCAAGGACCGGAAGTTTGCTAGTGGTAAATTAAAATGGAGCCAAAGCGGAGAAGGTGACGAAGGCGATAAAACACGAACCATAAATGGGGCAATAGTTCCATTGGAGGACGTGGATGCAGACTTTATTTCTAAGACAAATATCTCATTAATTAACGCCTTGGATGACCCTCAAAGCGGATTCCCTGATGTTAATTATGACGTTACCCCTACGAATAAATCAACTCAAAAGAACGTAGTTCCCAAAACTCAGATTAAGAAGGTAAAGAAATACAACTAACGTATGTAACCTTTTTTTAAGTACTTACGTTAGATAAGCTATGAAAAAACTACTTATATTACTTGTGTTCGGACTTGGATTGGTTCAGGCGCAAATCAAAACCCACGCTGTACAATATTTTTACTTCTATGCCGATTCTACACAGAACGCAAAAGGGAGTTGCTACTTTGATGCCAGTATAAGCAAAGACACGGTAATATTGGATATTCTGCCACCAAACGCTCCTTTGGTTTTAGTGGTTGCTGAAAGATTTTTACCAGAACCCTTCGAAGATGGGGAGATTTTAATTATGAATGCTATTGATAACGAGGGGATTCATTGCCAAATTAAATTATTCATATCACCAACTTATAGGGAGATTCACCTTATTTACTCCAATGCCGAGTTCGGATATATCTTCGAGAATTGACAAAAAATACCTATTTTTGAC